CAACGCGGATGAAGGTTTGGACTTTTCTCTTTGGGAACTGAAGACGACGAAGAAATATCCGACGCTCGATCTGGGCTCGGTTTCGGATACTCATATCGGCGACACGATTGTTAATCCGAACTTCGCAATGGGTCTGACAAAATTTCTTAGTCTTGGCCGAATCTCCGGGCCTCTGGTGCCCGCTACAGATTCCGTTCCGGTATATCCAGTCGAAGTTGATGGCGCGGGCGGCTCTTCGGGCTCACCGATCATTTCGGCTAAGACTCATAAAGTTATCGGCATTTTGATCTATGGGCCTCCTTCGGAGACTGAGATTCTGGCGCAGATAGGCGTCCCGGCTCAGGTTGGTGTGGGTGTTGAACCCATAGATAATTTTGACAAGTTTTTGCAGATGAAGAAATTGATTCCGAGAGTTTCGGCGCATCGGCGGAAGTATGGCATTAAAAACAGCAGAGGAAGTAGAGAAGTACCAACAACGCGATCTACTGAAAAAGGATAAACAAAAGCTGGCCGAGGTTCTCGGCTATGACTTTGTTCCTGCGGTTCACGCGCCACTGTGGAGTCAGTTCTTCCAGTACGATAGCCTGAAGCCGTGGGCCAAGCAGTCAGATATTGCCAAGGTTTTGATATTGTGGCCTCGCGGCCACTTTAAGACAACGGCTGTCGTTGTCGATATCATTCAGGCCATTCTGAATTTCCCAGACATTCGTATCCTGATCATGCGCGGTAGTATCGGGATCACGAAGGCATGGCTGGCGGAAATCAAAGCTCATTTTACCGGCACGAATCCGAATTCTCATCTTGCGGATTACTTTCCGGAGTTTTGTGCGCCACTTGATCTCGATAATCAGATGTCGTTCACTGTGGCCCCTCGCCGTAATAAAGGCTTGGCGCAGGCTACTGTAACTGTTGCGTCGCCGAAGTCGATCAAGACCGGCACGCACTACGACATAGGATTTTTTGACGACTTGGTGAACGATCAGAACTACCGTTCGGCGGTTCTGCTGAAGAAAGTTCAACAAGATTTCTTCGCTTGTATGCCCTTGATTGATCCGCCGTTCTTTGCGGTCATGACAGGGACGCGCTATTCCTTCGGCGACGTGTATGAGAACATCATGCGCGCCAACCTGAAGGGTGAGTGGCGTGTAAGTTTCCGGACTTGCTGGGCGGATGACTTCCAGACAATTCCTCTGTTTCCGCAGCAGCCAGCTATCGATAGACCTTGGACGGATGATCAAGGCATCGGTCATACTGGCGGCAAGCTAGTTGGCTTCACGAAAGAGCAACTAGACTTCATGCGGGACGGCGATCCTGAGATGTTCGCATCTCAGTATCTGAACCAACCGATGGTCAAAGGGGGCCAGCGGTTCCCGAAGACCTTATTGGAATCTTGCAGGATTCGGAAGGCTGATGCTCCGACGCTGAGTCCAGCAATTTTCTTTATCGACATTGCGAGCACCAATTCAGATACAGCTGACGACTCTTGCATTATCATCGGCAAGAATGATTTGACGATGACGCAATATGTCGTGGAGGCTCGCGGCGGGCAGTGGCCTTCGTCCATGCTTGCCGAGCAGATAATCCTTGCGGCGCTTGAATACAGGCCAGTCACGATCTATTTTGAGAAGTCCAGTAGTGCTATCTTTTTTATGGATTATCTTCGCCTTGTGGCTTTTGAAAAAAAGATTTTTCTCCCGCTCGATTTTCTAAAGCTCGATGTTCGCAAGGATGCGAAGTACACGCGTATCGGTAGCCTTCAGGGTTTAATGAAGAGCAAGCGGCTTCGGTTCTTCGAAAGCGTGACGGCTTGGGACAAGATCGTTCATCAGTTTGAGATATTTCCGGGTGGCAAACATAAGCACGATGATTACATCGACACCATCGCGCTCTTCGCCACGCATATGATTGGAAAGATGATCTCACAGCCGGTTAAGCCGAAAGTGAATCCGATCTTCGAAATGATTCGTCAGCAAGAGCAACAGACTTTATCCGACCAGATTCTTGAACGCCAGAAGATACCATCTGATCCGAGTGATGGCTTCGATGCTTTTAATTCTGGCTGGTCGTCGGCACAGGGACCTATTGGCGTTATTCCGGATTGACAATGCACAAGTCACATGATCAGGGGTGCCACTAATGGCTGGCGGAACGATTGACAATTCGCCGGGCCTTGGTGGATCGAGTGCTGGCGGAGGATTCTCCGCAGTTGAAGGAGCAGTTGATCAAGGCGCTGCCTTGTCTGCTGCGGCAAATTTTACTGAGGAACATACAGCATTTCGGGACGAGCAATACGACGACGATACCGCACTGGGCCTCGTTTTAACAGACGTTGCTGCGGGCATCTCGTTCCTTCAATCAAAAGCTTTACTGCCTGCTCTCGTCGATACCTCGAATGACTTGATTTTCGGGTTGCAGAAACCTCGCGTCTGGGCTGACGGTAAGCCTCGGGCGAATCTGCCAATCTACGCCGTGATGGAAGGCATCGAGAAACTGATGCCGGTCTTTTACATGAGTTTGTTCGGCACCGGCAAGCGTCGGCCTTTCGTGGTCACGCCTGTCGGGAAGACTACGCCGGAAGCCGCTCGTGCGAAGGCATCTGTTCTGGCATGGGCCATTAAGCAGGCCGGTCTTAAAGAAGAGATGCGGCTGACGCTGAAGCAGTGCCTGAGTTACGGGTTCTGCGCCGGATGGTGGGGCTGGGAGCAGAAGAACGTCCGCGAGCGCGTCTATTCAAAGAATGCGGCTGGACGGGTTAAAGGTAAGTGGGAAGGTGTTCTGCTGAATCTTCCCAAGTACGAGAACATTGACCTAAAGAATTTTTCTTTTGATCCGCAGTGCAAACGGCAAGATGTTCAGAAAGGCGCACGTTGGGTTGCCAAGCAGGTGATGATCACTGCGAACACCTTGGACGACTGGCGCGAAGACCTTGACACATACGGCAAGAATGAAGTTGAGTTTTCTATCGACGACAATGGCGAGAAGGTCGCTAAGAAAACTGGGAAACGAGTTAGTCGTATTCCAGATCGGGAGACCCTGCGAAAAGTTCTTGCAACCGATCGTGAGCAGACTGAAGACACGTTTGCCAGCCAGAAGCGCGCCGTATGGCGTGAGTTTCAGGCGCAGTTAGATTCCGAAGCGTCATCGGCTGATCCGCTGATGAAGCCGCTTGAGTACATTGAATATTGGACTGAGGATCATGTCATTGGCGTGTTACAGCGCAAGCTCGTTATTCGCCTTGACGAGAACGAGTGGAATCAATCCCCGGCGCTGACGTGCGCGTTTATCGACGTGCTGGGCAGTGCATGGGGCTTCGGTGTCGCTCGATTGCTGGCCGGTGAGCAAAGATTTCAGGCCGGTGTGGCGAACAGCTGGATCGATTCGCTGGCATTAGTTTTGAATCCTGTCTTCCAAGCTCTCAAGGGCGTTGGGCCGGGCACGCAGAACATTCCGCTGGCCCCCGGTCGAGTTATTACCGAGACTTCAGAACTGAAGCCACTGGTGACTCCGGACGTTAGCAATGCTGCCACGACCGCGATGGCGAATTCTGAATCCCGAGCTTCGAAGCGCATCGGTGCCGAGGGCGGAACGAATCTTCCGACTCAGGCATTGCGGACTGGCTCCGGCGTTCAAGCGCTGACGGGTGACGTTATTCAGCGTCTGCAATACTTCCTAGAGATTTTTATCAACATGATTTATCTCCCGACGTTGGAGAAATTCATGCTGCTGTGCATGGAGAATTTACAGCCGGAAGATATCAATCGGATTCTCACTGAAGAAGAAGGCAAAGAGTGGGATCGTGATATCCAAGAAGTCTACAATGCGAAGCTCGATATCGATGTTCTGGCCGGTGCCGATCTTACTGCTCGCGCTGCGTCTGCTCAACTTGCTCCGATGATTATTCAGATGCTGAGCGCTCCGGCAGTTCAGACTTCATTGCAGATTCAGGCTAAGAAGTTTGACTACGCGAACTGGGCGGCGGACATGCTCGACGTTCAAGGATTTGACGTTGATCACTATTTCCAGAATATGACTCCTGACGACATCAAGAGAATGCAGGAGCAGAATCAAGCTCTGGCAAAAGGTCAGGCTGATCAGAATCTGGAAGCAACAAAGCATCAGAACGATCTTGAGAATATCAATGAGAAAGGCACCGTTCAAGCGGGTGTTGCGCTCGTGAAGAAAGCTGCCGAGAGTCATTTGGATACTGCTCAAGAAGCGCTGAGCGAGTTAGTCTCACCAGAAGGTCAGCCAGCACAGTGAGGTTTTGATGGGCTACGAAACGTATCGTCCCGACTGGGACCCGTTCTTTAGCGATCCGTATGTACCGCCCGAGAAGGCATCGAAGCCGATTTTTGATCGAGCTTCTGATCCGACCGCAAGTCGAAGTTTTATACTTGACGCTCCGAGGCCGAGTGCTTCGATGCATGCGAAGCCGGAGCGACAGATAGTAGTTGTGAAAGTTCCGTAGGAGACAACATGAGCGATTTGGAGAAACAGGAGCAAGAGCGACTTGAGGCAGAACGGGCGAGACTGTTGGCAGTTAAAATGGTTTTAACCCAGACGACCAACACACTTGGTTGGTCATACGTCAAGAAAATTGCAGCGAACATTGTTCAAAGTTCTTTGCAACATTCCTTGAACGTCGAAGATGAGAAAGAGAGCGAGCAGTTTCGAATCGAGGCTCGCGTCGCTCGGAAGATTTTTGGGCAGATGTTTACGGTGATCGAGACGGCATTAGATTTCGGCACCGAGTCTCAGCCTGAATGGTTCAGTGAATTAGATGCATTTGCTGAAGCAAAGGAGAACGCAGATGGCAACGCCTAAGAAGTCAGAAGCAGAATTGGACGCGATGTCTCTTGATCAATTGCGTGAGTTAGCAATTCAAGAGGCCGCAGAGATTGAGGCGGATGCTGCGAAAGCCGCCGCTGAGCAAGAGGCAGCGGATACTCTAGCAGCGGATAAAGCCGCCCGCGAGCAAGCGCTGGCTGAGGCTCAAGAAACGCCTGAAGAGATCGCAGAACGTCAGGCCGCTGAGCGCGAAGCTGCTGAGAAAGAGGCTGTCGAAAAGGCAGAGCAAGAGCGCGATTCTCAGGGTCGGTTCGCTAAGAAAGAGCAGACCGAAGATATCGTTGTGCCCGAGGATGACGGTCAGCCGGACGAATATGTGATTCGCCGGGAGATCGATCTCGGAGACGGCGCAGGCGTCGAGATTTATGAGGGACGCGGCGAGACGGAGCTTGATGCTATCAAGGACCTGAATGATAGGCTTGTGATCGCCAAGCAGAATGCTTCACGAGAAGTACGAGAGATTCAGAGGAAGCATCCAAAACAACCCGAGCCGCCCAAGGCTCCAGAGATTAGCGAAGACTTGGAATATGTCTTCAAACAACAGTTCGAGAAGAAACCTTCCGAAGCATTCAAGGCCATGTTCAAAGAACTGACTGGTATGGATGTGACGGAGTTTAAGACGTGGCAGTCCGCACAGCGCGCCGCAGATGAGGCTCGCACCAAGCAGGATGAAAGTTTGCGGATTCAACGCGAATGGGTTTCGAGTCATCCCGAATACATCACGTCCGTAGAAAACGGAGATCAAATACGCGATTGGGTTCGAGATCACAATTACAACGAGTTTACTCAAGAGAATCTTGAGAAGGCTTTTGAGGACCTGAGCGGACGCGGATTGCTGAAGCTCAAGACTGATGAAGCGAGCGCACCCACGAAAACCGAAACCACAACGAAGGTCAAAGAGACGGCTCGGATTGAGACGCCCGCGACGGAAGTTGTGAAAGACGTTACGCCGGTACGAAGCTCTCGGAAGGCAAGCAGTGTTTCGACAACTCGAAGTGCTGCGCCAGTCGTAAAGACTGAGCTAACTGAGGACGACTTGTACGCAATGCCGATGGATAAGCTCAAGGACTTGTCGAACAAGCAACTAGCTGAACTCAATCGGCAGTAAAACAAGTACCTCACTTCAAAGGTGATTCATCATGGCTCTACCTACGTCAGCCTCCGTTATTTCTAGCGGACTGGCTGCTTACCCCACGGTCTATTATGATCGTGTGGCCCTCGACACTCTGTATTCGAACTTGTTCGGATACGCAGCGTGCGATTTGAAGATCATGCCTGATATGTCCGGCGTGGCAATGCAAATCTTCGACTACACGAAGATGGGCTCGAACACCTCGGCGGTCACTGAAGGCACGCCTGCTTCTGGTCAGGCTCTGACTCAGAACACGGCGACCATCAACCTTGCCAACTACGCTGATTACATCAGCTATTCGAACAAGGTTGTTCTGACGGCAATTTCCAATACGGTTGCTGAAGGTTCTTCGCTTCTGGCCTATCGTGGCGCGTTGTCTGTTGACACGGTCATCTGGACTGCTGTTGACACGCAGGCTGCTGGCACCACGTTGGACAGGATCGACGTGAACGACGGCAACTACATGAACGCGGCCATCGCCCGTAAGGCTGTGTGGCAGTTGCGCTCGTTTGATGCGAAGCCAAAGGCGAACGGCCTTTTCTTCGGCGTCATCCACTCTCTCGCGGCTTATGACCTTGTCAATGACGCCAGTGCTTCCGGCATGGCTGATTTGATGAAGTACAGCGAGAAGCTGGCCTCCTCGAACCCGGCGTTGGTCGGGATCAAGGGCGCATACATCGGAAACGTTGGCGGCGTCGAATGGTACGAATCGAACGCTGTCACTACGGCTGCGAACTGGCAGGGCTCTGCTCACACCGCGTATCACTCCTACGTTGTGGGCCATCAGGCGTTCATCGCCTCTTCGCTGGGCAAGACGAACTTGAACCAGAAGAACTTTACGGTGAAGACCGTGAACTTCCAAGAAGGTTCGAATTCTCTTGATCCGGCTGCTCTGATCAAGGCGGCTTCGGTTTATAACTTCTTCTTTGGGTTGACCGTTGCCCCGACGCATGCTTCTTCGGACAAGTTCCGCAGGATCACTGCTGAATCGACAATTGGATAAAGTTTGAGACTGGGGCTCTCACTAAACTGGGAGCCCCGCGTCTACAGACGAAAAGGAGAACAAAATGAGTTCACCAGTATCTATTGCCGATGCGGCTCGTCCAGAACGCGGCGTTTTGCCGGTCTCTCTGACTAACCCCATTGCGGCAACGATGTTCACTGATGCAGGCGGAAGCGCCGTCGTCACTAATCTCACGGGACCAGTTATCCCGATTGATAGCGACTCGATGGCGTTGCCGAAGGTGTATCAGAACAAGCCCTTCGATGTGAAGTGCTGGGGCCGGTTCACCGGTGGGACTACCACCAACCTGACGATTCGGGTTATGACTAGCGCGACGCAGATCAGTGCAACTGACGGTTCCAATACCGCGTTGTTCAGTTCTGGCGCTGTGGCTGTCAACTCAGTGTCCGGTAATTGGCTGCTCGAATCCGAACTGATCTGGGATGTTACCGGGCTCAAGATTGCCGGTATCTTCTGGGGTTGGATTCAGGGCTCCACGAATACCGCGATCACTCAAGCTGTAGTTACGCCGTTTGCTTTGACGGCGGCTCAGTTTGCTGCTAACGGTGTGTCCTTCGGTGTTGACGCGATTTTCTCGGCTACCAACGCGGGGAACCTTGTCACGCTGGACGGCTTCGACATCGATCCGCTCTAAAGACCCGGCTTAAAGCCGAAACCAATTTGCGAACGTTGAGGGGGATTGGAGGATACCAGTCTCCCCGTTCGCGTATTCGATAGGAGTTTCCGATGGCATCTCAAGTTACAACTATTGCTTCTAGCGCTGAAACAACTATCGTTACAGCTGGTACGGCAGGGGTTAATAACGCGCTGACGGGCTTGATTATCTCCACGTCTGGTACGATGGTGGCGGGAACTGTGACGATCAAGGATAGCACGGGTGGAACTACTCGTATTCTTTTTGACTATCCGGTTTTTTCGACGGCAGCTGGTCTCGTCATTCCTTTTTCATTTTTCTTTCCGAAGGATCAACCGTTGTTTCAGGCAGCGCCAGCGACCAACTGGACAGCAACTTGTAGCGCGGGCTCAGGAACTTTGTCGTATCACATTACTGCTTTCTACATCGAAATCTGATGAACGTCGTTTACGTAGTCAATCGCAACATCGATCCGATCAGCGATCTGGGCGATGTTAAAGCAGTGTTGCAATACACTCCGCTGTATTGTGTTCTGGTGTCTAGCATTTACGACATGCAGCTGGCACATCAGTTTGCGGAGCTTGATGAGATTCTTCAAGTTACTGGCGGCGACGAATTTGTTTGGAAGACGGCCCGCGAGTACGCTGAGAAGTCAGAGATGGCTGTGCTGATTATCGGAGATGCAGTTAGGCTCGACGAAGTTAAGGAAGATGGAACACGGGAGGCACTCGTATGTTGATTCAACCAGATTCTCAGGAACTGGGAGATAAGCGTCTTAGTCCCGCCGAGGCTGTTGCTCGTGAGCGGGAGGAATTACTTGAGAAGGCATCAAAGAAAAAGATTCAGGGACAGGAAGAGTTAGAGGACCCAGATCGCAGTGCTGGCCCCCGGCTCTACTACACCGAGATTCTTCGACGACTTTGGAAACTGAATCCCGAGTTTCGTGTTGAGGACGGCAAGGATGGTTCCGTTGCAATCTATCGACCGAAGCGTCGTGATGAATACGATTGGGAACAGTGGGACCCGATGGCACCCACGAAATGGCGCTGGGATTTCGAATACGTGACTGGCATGGAGAAAGGTTACTTGCCGGAGTATTCGCATCTTTTGTTGGACAGTTCTCGACTGGCGACGAAAGAAGTTCGAGGATGGCGGTCGATCTTGATCCCATGCATTGAGTCGAGAGCGATAACGTATCGCGGCGCGATACAAGAATTTGGTGATCCGGCGAATGATCAACGATCAGGACGCTGGTTCGAACAGTTGCAGAAGTATATGAAATAAAGGAGAACGGAAATGGCTGAGAACGGAACGTCAATCACAATAGATCAATTGAAAGAGATTTTGGCTGCTCAGCAAGAGATGTTTGCTAAGCAGACTGCTGAGCTTGTCGCGGCGATGAAAAAGCCGACCGTGATGGAGCAGAAGCAGTTGGACAAAGAGGCTGCTGAAGTTCTTGCGAGGAATCAAGAGCGCAAGGATAACGCAGCTGGCATGACGGCCAAGCGAGAAGCTGACCGCCAAACGAAACGTACCTGTAACCATCAACATCCGAACGGCAACACGCATTGCGTGTACATTATGCCGACGAAGTTTGACGTTTACGGCTACATCCTTTGCCAAAAGAACCAGTGCATTATCCGGCCTGAGCCCGCTCCGGCAGGATATACCGGTGACGATATTTACGACACCGCGCAGTTCAATCGGCTGTTCCAGTCGTTGCCGAGTCAGGAACTGTTCCAGTAAAAAGCTTGTGGGGGCCGTTTGGAGACGGATGGTATCCGGAATCCTGAAGGCGTGTAAGCGCACCGGCCCCTTCCATTCTTCTTGGAGCGATTTGTGTCATTCACCAATACCTATCAATCGGTTGTCAATTTCTGTAGCACCCAGATCGACTTGCTTCCGATGACGGGTGTGGGTGGTTACGCATTCGAACCCGCCTTAAGTATCTGCAATGATGCTCTTGCCGATTTACTCACCTCCGAAAACAACTGGAAGGTTAATCGAAAAGACCTTGCGGCCTTTCTCGTAACTGCGCCCTTTAAGCAGGACTATATCTGGGGCGGATCGAGTGCGTTTACCCTCGGAAGTACCAATCAGGGCTGGGCCATTGGTTTAGCCTCGAATTCCGGAATCACAGTTTCTTTGGGCGTCGTAACAGTCAACACCATCGAGCCACATGGCTTTTCTGTCGGAGACAATGTCTTTTTGAATGCTGTCGTTGCGAAGCAGGGAAATCCTGCGAATGCTGCTGCGTACAATAGTGTGCTCACGACCAATAGCGTCGGCACTTCGTGGAGTGGCAGTTATCCGATCACAGCGGTCACGCCGACTTCGTTTTCTTTTGCAGCTGTCGCCGGGCAGAACAACGGTGACATTCTTGGCGCGCCGGGCATCTTTGATTACGGATGGATGCAGGAATCGTATTGCTACATGATGACGGATACGAGTGCGCCGTACTACAACAGACTTCTTTACGCCAAGCGACAACTTCCCCTTGATCGCATTGTCGAGAATCCTTCTCTGATTTCCGTTCAACACGATAATGGAGATGGCACGCTTGTCGTTCGGTTCTATCGTTGCCCCGGAAATATTGCATGGGGCGCGAAGCTCTCTTATCAGAAGGCATCGCCAGTTGCTGTCGATCTGACGGCGACATGGGCTCCCTTTCCGGATCATTTTGCGCCGCTGTATCGGCAGGCTGTTGTCTATCGGATGTATCGATACTTGAACAGTCCTCGTGCAGATGCGGAGTACAAAAAGCTTCAGCTGGAAATCAGCAAAGCTGCCGGATACGACGATAACGAGCAGACAGACGTTACACTTCAGCCCGCGAATCCGTTGCTTGATGACGGACTTTACTACGGATTCTGGGATTGGTGAGATTATGTTGAACGTAGCAGCTACCCCAACGGACGCCATCTTTGTTATGCGGCATGGGCAGACCGCACTGGATATCAGCCATCGTTGCGATTCATGGCTCGATCTTCCACTTTCCGACGAAGGCCGCGAAGATGTTGTCACCACGCTTTCAGATCATCTGAAAGATTTTGGCATTCAAACGATTTTTGTCACGTCTCTGAAGCGCATCGAAGAGAGTGGACACATTATCAGTACAGGTTTGCCAACTGCTCCGCCAGTAATTATCGACGATACCGCGAGAACATGGAATCTTGGAACAATCGGCGGCGACAAGAAAGATAAAGAACGGAAAGCTATGGTGAAGGATTTGCTCGACAATCCGGAGAAACACGCGCCGGGCGGCGGAGAGAGTTACGGCGAATTTACGGAACGGTTCGACAGTTTTCTTGACGGGCAGATGAAGGCAATCGAGTCAGGCAAACTTAAAGGACCAGTTCTGGATGTTTTATCGGGATCAAATTGTCGGCGTATCGGCGAGCGCTTTATGGACGACCGCGATGATGCCGACCTTGATGAAGGTGGATTGCTGATGCTTTATCGAGATGGCGACGAAGGCAAAGAAGAGGATCGTTGGAAGGTAGTTATTATCTCCGGCGCATCTAACGGCGAGAATTACGAGGAAAGCTGATGTGGCAGCGGACTTGTCCGATCTGCCGAATGATTCTAACTAAACCACGAAATCATGACGGCCCAGTCCCGTGTCGTTGTGGGTGGATGTGGAAATGAAGGCTCACATGGTCCCCGGATTAACACATCAAGTGCCACACATGATCGAAACAGTCATACTGGGTGGCGGCAGCTGGCTGGCGAAGTTTATCGGCGGTAGAATCGCTAAAGAATGGCGAGGCATTAAGGAAACGCTCGGTAGGATTGAATCAACTGCAAAAGTTCAGGCTGAGAACCATCTGACCACGATTCAAGCAAACACTTCGCAAACTAACGTGCTGCTGGAGAAAGTCGTGGATAATCAAATTGAATTGAACGGCTGGCTGAAGGGCCGGGCGTCGAGGGAGTAACATGAACTTCGAAAAAGCTGGCTCGTGTGGGCCGTGTGAAGCGGTCGAGCATCTGACTGTTCACAAAACTCAAGTCAAGGAAACAGCGACCGTGTTGGATAGTTCTCATAATTCTGAGACTCAGTACGGTCGTAGCCACGCAGAGGAATTGCGTGACGGTGCCGATCTGATTACTAAGGCGCGCAGCGGCGCAGTTGTCGGCCTTCGAGAAGATTCATTCTTGAAGCCCGGATGTCAAGATGAAGGTCCCGAAGAGGGACAGCCCTTCGGCATGCGCAAAGATTCGTTTCTGCCACCGGCAGATAGGTAAGGAGAACATCATGGCTATCGAAAAAATCACGGATGCCGGTGTTGTAGACTTCGGCGGTCAGCGAGGACCGCAGGAGCAGATCGAGAATCCGAATGATAGTTACCCCACCCCTCCGCCCATTCCGACTGTAGATCGGGAGACGGGCGCAGTTTCAACTATGCGTACCGAGGATGTAGGCCAGCTGGACGGCTGGCAGAATTCCACAGAGCCGACTGAAGGCCATGATTGGAACAACGGTCCCGATTATCCTCGGGCGAACAAGCGTCCCGCTCCGCGTTATTTGAATGATGATCTTCGTCGCGTAATTTAAGGTGATCCTTTGGCCGACATCAAGCGCAACCTCCAAGACGGAGGGTTGTACATAGACAAATGGTGGACTGGGCTCTATAAGAACCGTTCCCCTTTGTTCACGCCGGTATCTGCGATGGGGATTACCCTGATCTCTCGTCGTGATGCGCTGATCGACGGCCTGAACATGGCGATCTCGCAGCAATATACTCTGAAGCGCCGCTTCGGACATAGCAAGGCATGCTCTATACCGTTCGGTGTCGGAGAATGGCCGTTGACGTTTGCCAGTTTTCAGCAGCTGAGCGGCAACATCATTCCGATGGTGGATACTCAGACGAACGTTTATACGTTTGGCCCAACATCGAAGACATCGATCTATACGAAGCTCCCCGGCGCGGGAGAATCGAGCTTCGTCAGCGACTTGGTATGGATGTACTGGGTTGATGGAAAGTCTGCGAATAAATTTGATGGCTCCAAGGTCTGGAATTTAGGAATCGCGGCACCGACGACTGCACCATCGATACGGACTATCGAGTCGGGCGCTGCGGCGGCTAACGTTGCATGGCAGGCCAGCACATGGTTCTCTACGATGGGAATCATGGTGGACCCGAATAACAACGTCGAGCAACTGATCGCGGTAAACAATAACGGGTCAGCATTTGGATTGTCGGGCACCGGCCAGCCGCAATGGAACAACACGCCGGGAAGTATCACTACGGAATCAACGGGCGTTCAGTGGCGCAATGAAGGTCAGCTAGGAACTTTTGCCCAGTTCGGCGGATTTTACAAGTTTGAGAATGACACGACTTTTTACGGAAACGGCACGCAGGCGATTATTTCTGGATACCTCTGGGACTCGATCCACAAAATTCTGTACGAGCAGACCTACTCTGCTGGCGCAGGTATAGGATTGCCCGTTAATGGAAATCCGGGGTTTAGCGGAGTTCTCGGTTCGACTTCGATCACAGGCTTTTGCACATTTTCTGTTTCGATATTTCCGCTTCGTCAGCCGTCAGCTTGGGCACCCGGCACGGTTTATGCGACTAGCGGAAACGCGGCCACCTTCGTTTATCAGCCAAGTGCACCGCCATCAACTGCGCAGACGCCAGTCTATTTGATGCGTTGTGTTACTGGTGGAACTTCGGCGGGCAGCTATTCTGCTCCTTCGTTTCCTGCGGTTAACGCGCCTGCTGGCATTACCACGATAGACGGCCAGCTGACATGGATTTCTTTAGGCTCTGCGAACTGGATTGCAGGTCATGCTTTCACTGCATGGACGAGTTCTTCGAATCACGCTTTTAGCTGCATCAAAGATACCAACGGCAATTTGCAAGTTTGTATCGTGTCAGGCAACGGCGGCTCGGTTCATCCGGTATGGGGTACCACGTATGGCGCGCAGACGGATGAGAGCGCAAAATCGAACGGCCAGCTTGGCGATGGAACAGCTGTCTGGGTCTGCGTGGGACAAGATACAGGCTGGAAGTCAAATACGATTCACTATCTTCCTGCCAGTGGCTTCAACGCTCCGCTTCAATCGAATAGCTACGGCAGCGCGAGCCTCGTCGATTCAAACGGCAACAGCGAATTTGTCACTAACACAGGCGTGAGCGGCTCGGGTTCGCATCCTGTGTGGGCGACTGCTACGGGCGGCACCACGTCGGATGGAACGTCTCCGGCAATCACATGGACGAATAACGGAGTCCCGCTTCTGCACAGCTTTTCATGGAGCAACGGCTATGCCTATGCCTACTCTTATAAGGCACGAGCTACAACGGATTTTTATTCCACGCTGACGGGCTCACCGCTGGCGCTTCCGATCCCTCCGGGTTCCACTTTCGGCGCTCTTCCTGCGCCATCCGGAAGTAAATCGGGTGGGATATCGACTGCGTCGCCTGTGACTCTTGTCGTAGGATCGAACGCAGGCGCGGAAAATATTTTGACGATGATCGGTTCGACTGATCCTCAAGTCGATACGATTGTGATCTGGCGCAGCAAGGATGGCGGCGGCTCAAGCAATATGTTTGAGTTGACGGAAATTCCGAATCCGGCTGTAGTGAATGGAATCGCCGGAACTGCGACGTATACTGATTTTCAGCTGGATTCGATTCTTAATACACAGATTCTGGCCCCGATTGCGAATTCGAATAATCCGCCTCCGGTGGGCGCGTCAATTCTCGTGTGGCATGCGGGCCGGTTGTGGGCCGCTGTCGGAAACGTTCTCTATTTTTCTGGCGGTCCGGATACAGCGCCGGGTGTCGGGCAGGAAAGCTGGCCTCCGGGTAACAACTTCCCGTTGCCGGGCAACATCACGGCTCTGACTAGCACAACGTCGGGCCTGATTATCTCGGTTAATGATGATGCGTATGTATCAACCGGCACGACTTCGGCCACGTTCACTGTTCCGATTATCTGGCAGGCGAATTTCGGTGTTCCATCGATGAACGCGGTTGCGCAGGACGGCGACAACGTTTTCTTCTTTACGACGAAAGGCCAGATATGGCATTTCTCTGCGAATGGACTTGCTGAGATCGGCTACCTAAACGCGGTAGACTTTGCTGCGATGAATCCGGCTTCAGTTTATCTTGCAATTCATAGGTCGGGTACTGACGAGGGTGTATTTGTCAGTGACGGATCGACTAATCTCTGGCGCTATAGTCAGAACTCAAGCTCGTGGGACACACCGGCTCAGATCGTGGGCGGCGTGAAAACCATTAGCTCTATCGAAACGTCAAACGGCACATGGAATCTGCTGCTCGGTCGCGCTACGGGCTCCGGCTTTATTCTTGGACGTGATTTGACTCTTTATACTGATGACAGTGCTGCTTACCATGCATTTGCGACTGTAGGATCGCTGGTTGTTGCGCCTCCACGTCAAGTTGCAAATATCACATCGGTATTGGTGCAGGCGAGAGTCGTCGGAAATTATCCGACACTTTATGTGATGCTGAATGAGATTACGGATATATCGGTTTTCCCGGCGACGTTCACCGTGTTGCCGAATCCGGTCGTTGATCCGCCCCAGTTAGTCGGATTCCAGAATACGATTTTTATGAAGAGGCACGATTTCAAAGCGGCCTCGGTTCCGATGCCCCAACACGTACAGCACATGCAGATCAAGATTGATTTTGGTTCTGACACGGTTGGGAATGAACTGATGGGTCTGGGTCTAGCCTAAAATGGCAATCAATGTCGTCAATAAGGACCTTGAGGCGTTCCAGTTTCAAGAGGGACGCCCAACACAAAGCACCCCGGTAACGTATCGCCCGGTGCGGCCCCTGTTGCCGATAGCGATCAGTCCAGCGGTTCAGCCGAACAATTCGATCCAGACGATCAAGAATAATCTGGTGACAGCTGGCGTCGGCGGTTCTGCGGATGTCGATCCATACATGAAGTTTCGCGGTCCTTGGAATTCGTTCACGACATATAGTGTGAATGATGTCGTTCTGTTCAATCAAAGTTCCTATGTTTGTGTTCAGGGCAATCTCAACAGTGAGCCCGATCTTCCGGCGACGGCAACGATTGCTGTTCGTCAAACGGCGAATGCGGGAAACTCTGGCGGTTCTCCGCTCGGTGTAGGATTTGCGCAGCCTGTGCTACCCGGTTCGGCCATTGTAGTTTGCATAATGGCACAGAACATCGGAACTGCTCAGAATGTCACGATCACCGATACATTTGGAAGCATCTATCAGCCTTTGGTGACTTCGCCAGCAGTGGACAGTAACGAATACTGGAATGCTGCATACATTATCACGAATGTTCATGGAGCAGGTTCTGTCAGCGTTACTACGACATGGCCCGCGAGTGATACTGGGCCAGGAAATAAATTTGTTTTCATTGCAGAGATCACCGGCTTAACGGTGTCACAGCCTGATCAGGTTTCTACGGGAGCCTCTTTCGGCACACAACCGGCCCCGTCGTTCGGAATTCTTTGCAATAATACGTCGGATTTGATTTTTACAGCCGCGAACAGCGACGCCGGATCACTAGTGGCCCCGGCAGGATTTACTTCATCGCTAAGCGGTGGGCATGCGGCGGGTGTTGCGTGGGCGCAACCGTCCTTTGCCGGAACGAATCCTGTTGCATGGGGCGGAACAAATTTTCGATTCACTGCCGTCGCAATTGCACTGTCTCCGCAGGTTAGCACAGCGAACTGGTCTCTGATTGGCGAGAATCCAGTATTCAACGTGCCAGCTGCTGCGACACAGTTCAATCCTTACGAAGTGATCTACTTCCAAGGATCGATGTATGTCTGCTTGCGACCGACCACGCTTACGCCTTTTACGGACCCGAAAAGCTGGGCTCTATGGGCGCAGGGAGTCGGCGGTGTAATCAACAATCCGGGGAATTATACTCCCGTGCTGGGCGATGACGGCAGACTGATTTTTTATAGCTCTTCATCGAACCAGACGCTTACTCTTCCGAATCCTCCATTCAACAATGGATGGTGGATACTTGTTCAGAACGTTGGCTCTGGCACACTGACAGTCAGCAGGAATGGCCTGAACATTAACGGCCAAGGGTTCAACGCGGTTCTGAACCAGAATGAAGGTGCTTTGTTTTTCACGGACGGATCGAATTATTTTACCTTCAATGGGTTTGGAACGGTCACAAATACGAGTGGCTCTCTAACTTTGAATCAGGTTGTTCTCGGCAATGGCGGGGGCGACATTAAAGTTCAGGGTTCACTTGGAACAGTCAACCAAGTTTTACACGGCAACGCAGCTGGTCCTCCATCATGGAGTCCGGTTGTAGAAGCTGATCAGAGCTTGTCGGATATTTTAACGGACAATGTTTCGACCAGCATGCATGGCTATGCTCCGAAGCTTCCCGGCGATCCGACAAAGTTTTTGAACGGCGCTGGCGCATACGTAGCGCCATCGGGGATTATCGAATCGGATGCCTCAGCGACGGGCACACTGGTCACTCATACAGTTAGTGGTGTTTTGAGACTTCCCGGCAACGTCATTCCACCGGCTGGCGTTTATCGAGTCAGTGTGAATTTCTTTTTGCAGGCGAACCCCAGCGCGGGAACACTCGACGTGGCTATCGGATGGAACGACGGCACGGCGACTCGAAGCGCGACAAACGGAACCCTCGGCGCTCCGGCTGATATCAGCACGGCTGGGCTCAACGTAGCTGACGGAACTATCGTCGTGGTCTCGGATGGAATCCACGATATAACTTGGACGATGACTTTAACGTGAGGATGAAATGGCAATTCTTAAGGAAAATTTTGCGGCCTCAGTTGCGGCGATTACAATTTCGCTTGCCAGCCTCGGTTCGAATTCATGGAGGCAATCTGCTTTCGTGGATAACACGGCGGGGGCTCCGGCCATCGATTATCTTGATGCATGGGTTCAGGTCAACGTGAAAACGGGGGCCACGGCTGCGGGACAGGTGGTTCTGTGGCTGTACGGATCGATTGACGGCGGCGTTACATATTCTGACGGTGCGTCGGGCTCGGATGCTGCTTATACACCTACGGATACTCCGCAAATATTTCTCGGAAGAATTCAGACGCCTACGGCTACGACTAGCTATCATTCGTCTTTGTTCTCCGTGCAGCAAGCTTTCGGCGGCAATGTGCCTCCGCGATGGGGCCTGCTCGTTCAGAATACAAACGGCGGTGCTCTCGACGCCACGGCTGGAAATTTCTTAGAGCAGTATCTTGGATTGCAGTATCAGAGTGTGTAAAGATGCCTCTTACACTTGCGAGTTTTGCAGGCGGCGGTCAGCAGAATGGGCCGTTCGCAACAGTTGTGTCGGCGGCTCAGAACGTTGCTAGCGGGAATAGCATCGTTGTTGGGGGCCGATGGCTAACGACGGCCTGCACCGATAACGCGGGAAATACGTACATTCCGCTCGGGCATCTAGTGGGAAATCCGGTATCGAATGCAGGCGAGGGATTTGATTACTGGTACTGCAACAATTGCATCGGCAATGCTGCCTTGGTTGTGACCTTAACATTTAATTCTAACCACGCGCAGTCGTTGGATACGTACACGTCTATTGCTGTTTGGAATATATCTGGAGGACCGCTCATCCTCGATCAATATTTGATGAGCACAGGTAATTCCGGGTCAACATTGACATTCGGGCCATTTGCGCCGAGGTATCCGAATTCGATCATTTGTTTGACAGCCATTGCTACGAGCAATCTCGCAACGTTCAGTGCGAACGCGCCTCTGACACAAGATGGCGGAACTAGCTTAGGCGGCGTTCAGATTGCTTCTGCGTCCCATTTGATCTCTTCGACGATAGCTGGTGCTCAACCGTTAGTGATGAACGCCAGTGTTAGCGGTACGTGGGAGATCGGCGGTCCGATATTCGGCGCGGGGCCGATTCCACTGCCAACAAAGAAGCGTATCGAGCGATTCGGCGCGGCACAATTTACGGGCCGGGAGTATGCGTATTACATCACTCTCGAAAGACTTCTGTAACAAAGGATAACCATGAAAGAAATTGAAGCGAATTTGATGCCGTTGTTTGCTGTGCCGGAAACAGATCAGAAGCTTTTTACCGAATGGATGTGGGATCAGCGGATCATAACGGATTTCGATAAATCGGTTCTAGGTTATCCGCGAGCGTGCATGACTCAGGTTCAGCAGGGCGATGAGACGATTGTGATGGTTCCCGTTCATCCAGTTTTTATGTTGGAGTCACTTGCTCGGAATCCGAATCTCACAGATTCTCAGCTTGTTCTGGCGCTTAATCGTATCGATGGGCTGATTCAGAAGCTGATGCAGGACAGCGGAATGGCGGAAGCCTTTTTTCAGACGGATATAGAACGATTTGCCGATATTTGTGAAAAGCACGGCTGGGAGAAAGCTCTCTATGACCCGGCTAAGAAACAATGGTTGATGAAGAAGAGAGCAAACGTCGATTGGACGAAGCTTTTAGAGGCTAAAGATGCGAGTAACAATCAACCCAACCTTTGATATGGTGTCGATGACGTGGCTGGCGCGCCCGTCGTACGAATATTTTGGCCCGGTATGGGACTTCAAAGGTGACAAGACTGCGCAGGCTGCTGAGCAGAATCAAGCTGCGTTCGATCAGCAGCTGATGAATATCTTCACTCAGCAATACGGCAAGCAGAGCCAAGTTTTTAATTTTCTAACCGGTAGAATGCAGTCGATGATTTCTAATCCGACTGGCTACGATCCGGGTGCTCTGACGGCGATGCGTACCAGTGCGACTGATGTGAACGCGCAACAGACGAAGAACGCCCAACAGGCTTTTGCTAACTCTGTCTCGGCTCGTTCTGGCGGCTCGAAGCTGGCAGGCGTCTCCGGCGCGGAGGCATCCGGCGAGGCCGCTATTGCTGCCGAGGGCGCGGCCAACGAAGCGAATTCTCAGAACGCGATTACTCTGGCGAATGAGCAGCTTCGACAACAGAATTATTGGAACGCGACGAATGTGTTGAGCGGCCAAGAAGCCGTGGCGAATCCGCTGGGTTATTCTGCTGGCGCAACATCTGGCACGAACGCGGTATCTAACGCTTCTCAGGCTGTAACTGCTGCTCAAGGCCCGAGTGCTCTTCAAATTGTGGGCGGAATAGTCGGTGGCGGTCTCGCGGCAGCTGCCGGGCCGGGTGGCGCGTTAACGAAATTGGTCTAAAGGTGGAATATGGCACTTCAAGATTCTTCTGCTCCTGTTTTGAGCGGCACGGATTCACCTCTTACGTCTCCTGAAGTTACGGACTCCGGCGTCGTCTTGCAACGTCGCGGCGCGGAGATCGCGGCAAATCCTGCCGGTCAGGTCAATGCTCCGGAGGCT